ATGGGAATGTAAGAACAATTATATCCTGCTATATGTTCTCTATCTAATGCTTTACCTGCAGTCATTAAAGCTCTCATAGATGGCATTACTTCTAAAGATAATATATGTGTTATAATTTCTTCCCAGATTTCATTTCCTATATGAACTTCTAACTGTGTATCAACATGTATTTTAAAAAAATTTATAAGTCTATCCACAGTTTCAGACCATGTTTCTCTTCTTCCTTCCTCCTCTAACCATCTTGAATATCTTGATAAATGAATAAAAGATTGATAATCAGTTGGTAAATAATTACTTACCATTATTTTTCTTTTCTTTCTCTATTAATAGTTGAGCATAATGAATAACTTTTTCTAGATCTTGTATAGTCTGACCTTTCTTTCTATAACGAGTTGTATATTTAATTATATTACCCTCACAAAAACCAAAGTTATTTGCTAAAATAAAATCAATAGGTTGTATTGCACAATCTTTATAATGATTTCCACCAACTTGTTTATTGCTGGCTGCATTTTCTTCAGTACTTCTTCTTGTCATATATTCATCATGTCTTTCTCTTGTCTGCATCTACCTCTCCTAATAAATTTTTAATTCTAGTTTTAAAATTTCCTGAGTAATTTGAATCAATTACTTTATATGCAAAACTTCTTGTTTTCTCTGGATTTATTCCTGCCATAAAACATATTCTTTCAAAATTATCACACGTTACACCTACACTACAGAAGAACCAAGCTTTTGCTCTGGCTTTGTAGTATGAATCTTTATTTGATTTTACAGTTTTTGTTATATCCAACAAAGCTTGTAGTACAACTGATAAAAAAAGATATTGTTCAGGACTTTGTTTTTTCTTATCAAATAATAATTCCATATGTATTATATCAGGTTCTTCATTCATTTTCAACCATTATAATTCTCAAGAGGTCTACAAAATCTTCCACCAATAAAAGAATTATAATAAGCAAACTCATCTGAATCTTTAAGAGTTGCAGTAAGGACATTCCATTTAACTTGGTAATACATTTCATAATATTTTAGACTTCTTTTATTTTTAAATTCATCAATCACTTCAAATTTAAAATTTTTCTTTCCAATCTTTTCTATATCTTTTTTAAGATACTTGGAAGAACCCATATAGGATTGCCACCTAGATTCTCGTTTGGATTTACCAATAAAATATTGTTTATAGCCTACATAAGCTTTATTATTCTTTAAGTTAGTTATAATATAAACAAAACCAAATTTAGTTAAGTTAGGTTTAAAAATCTTTTTTGTGTGCCAACTAATCCAATGACTCTTAATCAGTTGTAATCTCCTCTACATCAGGTGTCTTACCAACTTTTGTAAGATGTCTCGTACCTTTTGCATACTTAAATGAACGTAATCCTTTGCCACCATTAGCATCACTCCAACAAATAAACTTATGTGGACAATAAACACAAGTAATATCAAGCCTATAATTTCCAGACTTACCATCAGGAACGTCAGGAAAACATTTTCCAGGAGGAGAATCTTTTTCCACCACCCCTTTAAGATATTTAATCCTATCTTTTGCATTAATCATCTCCATTGAATGTACAGTTGATAAACAGATCTCTCCATTTAGTTTATTAATAACTAGAAAAGCTGCCTCATCTACATTGTTAGCTTCAGCATAAGCTGATATTTGAGGAATATATCCAAAAGGATCATCAGAGGATACAGAATTTCTTTTAAACTTATCAAATCCTCTATTGGATGTACTCTTACAATCTACTAAAACTCCATCAATAAAAGCATCTTGATGTCCTTTTATTCCTTCTACAACTAATTCTTTTTGTTTATGTTCAACTTTATGTCCTGCAACAGAGCATAAAAATAATAACAATTCCTCAAGCATATGTCCGTATAAAAATTTTATTTTTGTATCAGGAGATAAATTAGGTCTATTACTTTTTAAATTTAAATCATACCATAATTGTCTATCAGGTTTACCAATACCTGATAGTCTTAAATTCTTTGGTCGATCACCTTTTTCATAAAGAAATATTTTAATTTGTTTCTTTAGAGATTCTCCAAAAATTTCAATAAATTCATCTACTTTTTTTTCTTCTACAGTAGGATTAGCAGTATTAATAATAGCATATATATCTTCCACAAGTGTGTTAATATTTTTCATAATTTTTATAGTAGGGAGACCATGCTGATTACTGAGTGATGGTTTTGACCAGAAACTCCCTACTATCCTTTCTAGTTAAGATGCAAATTTGACAGTATCTTCTTCAGTTGATACATAACCACCAGGAATTTCCTCAAAATCCTCATCATTATCAGTACTATAGGAAATAAGATCTACAACTTGGATCTGCATTAAATCAGCAGATCTACCTGAACGTCCTTTATATTCCCAATCATAAGTAGAATATAGTACATTAACTTCAGAACCATTACCAATTAAAGTATTAATCATAATACGTTTTTGTGCATCCTTAACTTCAGGAGCTCGGTTGAGAGTTCCATTTTTTCTACGGACATTACGTCTGATCGAAATAAAATCACCTTTTTCAGGATGATCCTTATCATTTTTGACGGATAATCCATCTTTCTTTATGATGTCAACATTCTTTTTATCAAGATTGCAAACATCTACTGACCACACTCCATCAGAATCGAATGTGGTATTAGGGCTCACTACATGTGCCCAATAAGCTTTACCATTTATAACACTCATAGGTGTCCTCCATTATCATAATTATTATTAATTTTAATTATTACATATTTTTATTTTAATGTCAATCTTTTAATGTGTTTCTGCCCAAGTTATTCCTACTTTAAAACTATTATCAAGTGGACATCTAACTTTTAAATTTCTTTCCGTATCTTTCATAGCTAATTTTGTGATGCTACAAAATCTTTGTACATCTTTATTAGCTACTTCAAATTGATATTCATCATGGATAGAGGCCACAAGCTTAACATCTAAACTTGCTTGTTGAGTTCTTAACATAATAAAAACCAGCCATTGTTTACAAATAATAGCTCCTGCTCCCTGTAATAAAGTATTCAATGCAGAATGAGGACTTCTGATATGAAGTAGACGTTTATCTAGAGCAGGTAAATATCCTCTCCTAGATAATTTATATACTTTATTTCTTAATATAGCTAAAGAAGGAAGATTAGAAAGAAAAGTTTCTATTAATTGTTCTCCTTCTTTCTTACCTGACCCAACAATTTTACCAATCTTTTCAGAACCTGCTCCATAAAGAAAAGCATAAATAAAAGTTTTAGCTTGATCTCTATCGGACAATCCTGCTCTATTCATATTAGCTGTATGGATATCACCATTTAATATTTCATTGGTAAAATCATCATCCTTTAAATAATGAGCAAGACATCTTAATTCTAACCCACTTGCATCTGTTCCCACTAACTTATGAGTATAAGGATTAGATACTGTCCATAATTCTCTACATTCTTTTCCGTAGGGAGAAGAAGTAGCAGGTATTTGTGCCATATTAGGTGAGTTATGAGCCATACGTCCTGTAATAGTACGTAAAGTTAAAACTTTTCCATGCACTCTCTTTGTTTTTCTATCACAGGAATCAATCCAAGACTGGATCATGGCAGTACGTTTTTGTAAAAGAAAATATCTAGCAAATTTTTCAGCAAGAGGTTTTATATTTTCATTCTCTATATTTTTTAGAACAGTTTCACTCACAATGATATTACCTTTATCTGTATGCTGTTCAGGTTGCCATCCTAGTTCTATTAACCTATCTGCAATTTGCTGTCTTGAACCAATGTTAAATGGAATATATTTTGTTTTTGTTTTTAATATAACTTCTGTTGGTTTAAATTCTTTTAAAGACCAGTTCTCTAATTCATAAAGTTCTTTCTTCAAGTGAGCTAATAAAACCATACCTTTTTTTAAATCAAAAGCAAATCCATTTTTTTCTTGCTGATCTACGAGAACTCTAACATTCTTTTCTAATTGTTTAGATTCTGAAGAAAAGTCTCTTCCCTCCTGCTTTAAAATATCATAAAGTCTATGAGTTATATTTACATCTTGTTTACAATATTCTAACATATCATCTGTGTATACATCAAAAGTTTCTATTTTTCCTTTAGGCATTTGTAATCTTCTACCCCATGCCTCCAAACTATGACCATCTTCTCTTATAGGTTTAAATAATTGAGATTCAAGAAGAGTATCCTGTACTTGAGAGGGCTGAATATCACAACCAATCAAACGATTAAGAACAGGAGCATCAAAAGATAATCCATTATGCATTATAAAAGTATCAATAGTCTTTGACCAGTCTTTAAATTTTATACAATCTTCTTGTGTCCATTCATGAATTTGCCCTGTCTTATAACATTTAGCTACAATACAATGAACTACTGTAGGAGTAAGACTATCTGTTTCAATGTCTACTACTGCTGTTATCATCTTTTATCCAATCATACCAATATTCATTATATAAAATTAATGGTGTACCCTCACCTATCCATGCATTTACATAGTTATAACTAAAATACTCTTCTGCTTCTTCTTCAGACATACCATCTCTTTCCTGTAATATTTTAATACATCTACCATAAGAATAACAATACAGAGGTGGTTTAGTATGACGTTCTGCTATACCTATAAGAGCATCTTCAAAACCTCCCCACTTCATAGTGTTTTCTGTTGCTCCACACCAGCTACATTCTTCACCTTTACCTACTTCCATTTCTGTTTCTTCTTTTATACAGTAATGTTTCCACATTCCTTCCATAATTTATTCCTTTATATAAAATAAATGATTTCCTACTTTAGCTAAATACCTTAATGTATTTGACCAAAAAGGCTTAACATAAACTGCATGATAATGTGTAGCACTCTCAGTATTATTTAATTTCACACCATCAAGAGCAAGAGTAGCTATATATTCAGCATCTTCTTTTGCTTTTATATCTAACATACGTTCATGTTTCCCATCACAATAATAAGAGAATGCACATTTATCTCTTACAATATTACCTTTCCAATATACACCATCATGAACAACATTGCAAACAGTATTTGGAAAATCATATCTTCGTAATCTTTCAAGTATCACATTAGCTACTGCTAATTTACCTGAAAAAGTTTCTGATCTTGCCTCATAATAAATTGCTTCAGTCAAACACATATGTTCTATATCATATTCATCACCTAATGCATCTAAAGTAAACAGATATAATATGAAGATTGCAATAAAAGTGTATAAACAAACAATGAAAATTTTCACACCGAGAAACTTTCCCCACATCCACATTGAGATGTGGCATTAGGATTAACAATTTTTAAATAAGATCCTGCAATATCACTTATATAATCTATTTGTGTTCCAAGAATATACATGGTAACAAAAGGATCTATATAAAGAAAACCTTTGTTTAAATTTATCATATCATTTTCTTCAGCATTTTTAGGATGTTCTTTCAGAAGATCCCATTTATAATTAAATCCTGCACACCCACCACCATCTACAGATAGGGCAACACCTTCAACTTTATTTTCTTTTATAACTTTTGATAAATGTTTATTTGCTTTATCTGTTATTGTTACTGCCTCTGTCATCTTTTTATTTCCCCTTCTTTATAATCTCCAGTCTAGCCAATTCTACAGGTATGTGAAAAAAAGGTTCTCTTAAATGAGGAGAATTGACCAACCTGGAATTTTTAATTGTTCCCACTCTTGATCTAGCAACCAAGTCAGCATCAAAAAACCATGCCTGTGTACAGAAGTTATTAAACACAACGAAGTTAAAATAAAAATCAGGATATTTTTCTTTCCATCTCTTTATTAATCTTGATTTTCTTTGAGGTATTCTTACTTCTTCCCATGCAGAAGGCCAATCATTTTTCCATTGAGTTTTTACTTCCACTTCAAAGAGATGTCCTTCTATAAAATCTCTTTCTTCATTATCTTTCTTGGCAAACAGATCAAAGGAATAATTCTCTTTACTCTGTATATCTTTAAAACCATTTTCTAATAAATATTTAGTCATAGCTTTTTTTGCTCGACTATCATTATCATCATAGTTTTTTTGATTAAACATTTTATACTGATTAGCATAAGCCATTATAAATCTCCATCATCATAAGGGTTATCAATTTGTGTCATTCTCCCTGTCTCTTTATTATAATGTAAATAACAAGTTATTCCTGTATCTCCTGTATATCTATTTTTGAGAACACGAATGGTTGTTGTGTTGGCAATTGCATCATCTTCAGCTTGTTGATTTCTTTCTAAAGCTATAACACTATCAGAAAGATGAGCAATAGATGCTGACCCTCTCAAATGTGATAAAGAAATTTCTCTACCATCTTCATGACCCCTATCTCCTGAAGGTCTACGGAGATGAGATACAAGAAGTAAACCAATATCAGTTTCCTCAACCAAACTTCTTAATTTTGTCATCAGACTATCTATGGATCTTCTTTCATCTACTACCTCATCTCGACCTGAAATTAAAATACTTAAATGGTCTAGTATAATCCATCTACACTCAAGGGCTTTAGCCATATATCTTATACGACTTAAAATTTCATCATTAGTAATTGAACCCCAATGATCGAAAGCAAAGAACCTCTCTGTACCAATAGTTTTTTCTTCCCATTCTTTCAATTGTTCTTTTGAAAATTTATCCCTGATTTCTTTTATATATAATCTTTGATTTGCCTCAACTGACATAATATTAAAAGCTGTATTTTTTATACTTTCTTCTAGGGCTACTACACCAATATTGTGTAAGGTATTATTCATAATATGATACATTAGTTCTCTCATTATAGAAGATTTACCCATACCTGCACCACTTGTAAAGGTAACAAGTTCTCCTGTTCTCATACCATAAGTTTTTTCATTCATATTATTCCAAGGATAAGGAACAGTTTCACAATAATTTTCTTCATAAAGAGAAGAACCGAGTTTCCCTAGATTTGTAATACCTGCAGGAGTATAAGTTTCTGCCTCCCACCATTCATCTTTAAATTGTTTTTCTCTACCCATTTTAAGATATTCATTTGGATCTTTTAAAGTAAGATTAACAATCTTGCATTTGTTTGGTTCAAATAAGTGAGCTGTTTTTTGAGATGCTTCTTTCCCTACCTTATCATTATCAAAACAAAGGACAATATTTTCAAATGAATTTAAATATTCTAAAACATCTCTACAATTTTCGAGTGCACTATTAACACCATTTTTTATAGATACACAAGGCCATTTAGAGTCCATCATTTGATGGGCTGACATAGCATCCAACTCTCCCTCACATATAGTAATATATTTTCCACCTGATTTAAATAAGTTTTGACCAAATAAAAGAGCATCTCCTATATCTCCTTGACTCCATATTCGTTTTATATCTACCTGTCTAATCTTATCAGCCACATAAGAACCTTCAGCATTAAAATATTTATAGAGATGGTGAGTAACTATTGATCCGTTTTTCTTAACTAAAGTTTGATATTTTTGAGCAGTTTCTTTTGTAATTCCTCTTTCAGGAATTGCTTCAATTTCTCCACCAGTTACTCTTGTATTTGTTTGCATAGTTACTACCTTTTCTTTTTTATTTTGTGGCTTTCCAAATCTTGTATTACAAGAGAAACAAAAAGAATGTCCATCTAAGTGTTGAACATTAGCATCACTTGAATTACATTTTGGACAAGCACCTCTATCTATCCATTTTTTTTCATACATTACTAATC